TTCCAAGCGTCTAATGTCTAAATTTGCATCAGGTAGATTTGCAAAAAGAATATCAGATAGATCTGGTATGGCTTTTCCATATAATGAAATGGTTAAAGAATGGAATGGCTCTACCGTTCATTACACTGAATTTGAGCCTAAACATCCTCAACTAGAACCTTTACCAATAGTTACAGATCCACAATCACTAGAAAATGCGAAACCACAAATTGCTGTTTCTAGAGTTTTTGTAGGTGGAGCTAATGGGCCTATAAATGCTGGTCGAACAGTTGTAAAACCAGATGGTTCAGATGCAGCTTATGATGGAAAAGGTTTTGGATTGGCTGCTAATCAATTTGAGACAGCGGATCAAGTGGTTACTCATACAAGAGATGACGGATCGACTTTTACAATTACAACTAAAAGCATGATGCCTTTAGAATTACAAGCACCAAAAAAACCTACAAGATTGCTATCTAATGTTGGAAATGTTACAGTGAGCACGACATGACAGATTATTCTGATTTATTATCTAATGTAAGAAATTATACGGAGACCACCTCTGACGTTTTAACTGACGCTATTATACAACAATTTATAGAGTCAACTGAAGATAAATTAAGGAGAACCGTAGATCTAAATTATTATAGAAGATATGACACAGCCACACTTACAGTAAATAACCCGTTTTTACCTTTACCAGGAGATTGGGAGGCAACTAGATACTTACAGTTAATTGATGCCAACGATAACAGAACTTTCTTGATACAAAAAGATATTTCATTTATGAATGAATTTGCGCCAAATAGGACATCAACAGCAGCAGGTACTCCCAAGTATTATGCTGATTATGATTTTGATACTCATATGTTGGCACCGACCCCGAACGCTGCATTAACTGTAGAGCTCGCATACACGTATAAGCCACCTGTCTTGTCTAGTACGACAACATCAAATTGGGTAAGTCAGAACGCTCCAAACGTGCTATTATATGGTTGTATTTTAGAGGCACTTGGATACTTGAAAGGTCCGGCCGATATGATACAATACTATGATAAAATGTATAATCAGTCTGTACAGGCTCTCGCAACATATGAGATGGGG